CAGTTTCAATCTTCTTCATAATTGATTGAAGATTAGGTTCAGTAGGTTTGATATTATTATTATTGGTATTAGTATTGGTATCAGCCATTTTTATATATCCTAGGCAAATAAGCTTTATATTTGTTGAATATATATTTTCTCAATAAATATATATTATGGATAAAGGTAAACTAACATTAGCCGATTTGGCAGTTTCTCCAAGATCTAAATCTAGGCCTAGGTCAAAATCTCCAAAATCTAAATCTAGGTCCAAGTCTAAGTCTAGGTCAAAATCTAAATCTAGTTCCTCTTCTGGTTCTTCTGGGTCTAGGTCTAACCCAATGGCAAAGACACGAAGACACGGTGATAATCGTCATCCTCTATCAGTTACCCAAGGACCAGGATATGGTGATTTGGCAAAGACACGAAGACACGGTGATAATCGTCATCCTCTCTCTTATACAAAAGGCCCTGGATATGGAAAATTAGGCAAGACTATAAGACCTAAATACAGTAATATGTAATTTATACAGCATTACACAGCATTACACAGCATTACACAGCATTACACAGTTGCAATAAACTCCCAATCCAATTCAATACACATTTTCTTCCACGTCTCATCTTGCTCAATCAATTTCTCCCTATCCTTCAACATTGGAATATCTTCTAAAAACTGGTCTTCTCCCAAGAGTTCACAGAACTTATAAAGAACGTAGTAATAGTTCAAAAAATTAACCCGATAATCAGGACACGTCTTTGCATAAGGTGACTGAATCTCCATAAACAGATTACAAAGTGTTTCTTCTAATTCTGGACTAAAAACAGGTGGTTTTATTCCTAACTTATTTTTAATAAATGCAATGTGTTCATAATATTTATTAAAGCCAAGCTTCTTCAAAATCTCTTTTGTCTTGTAATGTGTTAGTTGTTCCAATTGTATACGCTCCTTTTTGATTTGTTGTTGAATCTGTTCTATAACATCATCTGGAATTTGTGTAGTTTCTTTCCCCTGAAATTGAGCCAAAATTTCCTTAAAATGGTTAATCTTCTTATAAGCATAGAAACACACTTCCTTTGGAGGTTCTTTGTAAGATGGTTTTTCGTTCTCTATTAAGTAGGGTATACTAACAGCACATTCATTGCAAATTAAAACTCCCTCGTCATCGAGTGGTATCAACTCACCTTTATAACAACTTTGACAAATATCCGTAATTCTGACAAATGCATTCATATCAAGAAACGATTCATCAATATTAGACAAATATTTCTGGACAATATTTTTGTTTTGATTTTCAGTCCCAGTTTGTTCTGGCTCTACGCACTGAATTTTAAAAAAGTTGAATAATGCTTGGCTCTTAGATGTAGGAATTACATTTACATTGGTACTATTACTGTTATTACCATTATTCTCAACATTTTCAATATTCTTCTTATTTTCAAAATATTCAAATATATATTTAGAATTATCCAAAAAGTAATTATTTTTCTTATCTTTTAATTCTTTGATTGTTTCATTAATTTCTCGAATACGATCTTTGATTTCCATTATCTTTTCAATTGGATAATTTGTAGTTTGATTGATAATTTCTTGTTTTAATTGTTCTCTTTCCTCTTTCAATTTAGGAATTATATCATATGCGTCCTTTGAAAAATCATTCATAAACTCTTTATGCTTACCATCTAATGTGGTTGAATATCTTTTGCAAACTTTTATCTTTTTTGCAGTTTTTGGCTTAAAAGATGGCATAATTTTAATACTTATATTATAATAATTAATTTTATTTAATTGATAATTTGCAAGAAATATATAAATCAACCTTTTTTCCACCTTTCAAAAGGTGGAGCCAAACAATCCAAATTAGAAACACAAACAAATTCTTAATAGAATGTTTGGCTCCACCTTTTGAAAGGTGGAAATGGGTTTAAACATTATTTATTGTTTCGATTCTTATTCTAAATGGATATCGAGATAAATATAGCAAATTCGAATGATGAAAACAAACAAATTGAAATAGACCAAATAAAGTTTCAAAAAATGGTATTTTTATATAATGCTTTAGACAATGGTTGGTCCATTAAGAAACGCAATAATTCCTATATTTTTACCAAAAATCACGAAGGGAAGCGGGAGATATTCGAAGCATCCTATTTGTCCATATTTATGAAGGAGAATGCCGACATTAATAAAATATTAAAATAATATGTAGGTTGTGAGTTTTAAAAAGTGTGTATTTAATTAATTTAATTTAGCAATTAAATTATTTTTCCAGAATTTTTTTTCTTTAGCAATATTATAAAATGGGAGGCGGACTTATGCAACTCGTAGCTTACGGCGCTCAGGATGTTTACCTTAAAAGCCTGTAGGGTAGAAAAACATCGGGGAATATTAAACCAATAAAATATTCATAAAACCCTTTGTGGCCTTTGTTGCAAATAATTAGCAACTTATCCACTGATGTTAATTAGGGATACTAAATAAATGTTTAGTATGAAAAACCCTAGTGAGAAAATCAAACTGCTTGAAACCCCTAAAGCTTATTCTACTAAGCAACTTTTGTGAGAGAGTTGTGGCCAAGATAAAAAACTTGGGTATAGTAAAAATGAATAAGATAATTTCAAACGTGAAATATTTGAAATAAATGGGCAATGAGCATCCAAGCTTCTTTAAATTTTATAATAAATAATAAAATGAAATAAATAGAATAAATAATATATATAATAAATGTCAACTCTTAATAATGAAATAGTAGAAATAGACAGACAGTGTGTTAAATGTGGAACAACTAAATGTATTGAAAAATTTAGACAATACAATAGCAATTCACATTCTAATACCTGTAAAAAATGTTTAAATGATATGGATAAAATAAGAAAAAAACATCTAAGACAACAAAAACAAGATAATTGTTTGGCAAAATGCGAAAAATGTAATAATGAAAAAATACTAAAAGATTTCGCTAAGCTTAAAAAATTTTACAAGAAAAAAATATGTCTAGATTGTTATCCAACATTTTTAAAAGAACAAAAAACTGAATGGTGCAAAAATGAACACAATACAAATATGAATTACAGAATAAAAAAATCATTGGCTGCACGGTTAAGAAATGTTCTCAATAAAAATGACACTACTATGAATTACATAGGTTGCAATATTCAATATTTTAGAGAATGGCTAGAATATAATTTTACAGGAGAAATGAACTGGGATAATTACGGTTCATTCTGGTCAATTGATCATATCATTCCTGTATGTAAATTTAATTTGTCTGTTGAAGACGAAAAATTTAAATGTTGGAATTGGTCAAATATGATGCCAGTGACAGTAAATTATAATTCATCTAAAAAAAATATTGTTATGGAACAAATAAATTATATTATTGAAAAAATAGAAAAGTTTAAAGAAGAAGGTTCAACGACTAAATGGTTTTCGAGTGAATTTATATTAAATATGGAACTAGTTTTAAGTAAATAAAAATAAAACGAAATAAATTCATTTTAAGATATAGTCTAATCCTTATCGAAAGATAAGGTAGAGGAAATGTACAGGTAATCCTCAAATCACCTTCTGGAAGGTAACTTACAGAAGGTACACTAACTTTGCCATCGAATCGATTGAGCAAACTTTCAACGGCCAGGCCGATTTTGGACGAAGAGTTCAATGCGTCATCTCCAGAAACGGTGACCTCGCTTACAGAACCTATTTGCAAGTGACTCTTCCTGAGATCAACCAGCTTATGGGCATTGCCTCCTTCGCCGCTGGCGTTGGTTCCGGTGTCTATGCCCGTTGGTTGGATTTCCCCGGTGAGCAACTCATTGCTCAGGTTGAGGTTGAGATCGGTGGTCAAAGAATTGACCGTCAATATGGTGACTGGATGCACATCTGGAACCAGCTCACAATGACTGCTGAGCAACAGCGTGGATACTTCAAGATGATTGGTAACACCACCCAGCTTACCTTCATCACTGATCCCTCTTTCTCTGAGGTTGATGGCCCTTGCGACTCCTTGGCTCCCCGCCAGGTTTGCGCCCCCAGAAATGCTCTCCCTGAGACCACTCTGTACATCCCTCTCCAGTTCTGGTTTTGCACCAACCCCGGTCTTGCTCTGCCTTTGATCGCTCTCCAATACCACGAGGTCAAGATTAACCTTGATATCCGCCCTATTGATGAGTGCTTGTGGGCTGTCACCACCTTGTCTTGCAACTCTGGTGCTACTGCCAATGACCCCGCTGGAAGCAGAACTGCCTCCGCTGGATATGCTCTTAACCAGTATACCCCCGGACGCCCCGTTCCCGCTGCCATTGCCTATAACCAGTCTTTGGTCGCTGCCTCTTTGTACGTCGACTATGTCTTCTTGGACACTGACGAGCGCCGAAGATTCGCCCAGAACCCCCACGAGTACCTGATTACCCAGCTCCAGTTCACTGGTGATGAGTCTGTTGGTTCTTCCTCGAACAAGATCAAGCTCAACTTTAACCACCCCGTTAAGGAGCTTATCTGGGTTGTCCAGCCCGATCAGAACGTTGACTATTGCTCATCTTTGGTGTGTGATGCTCTCCTGTTCAAGGTTCTCGGTGCCCAGCCCTTCAACTACACCGATGCCATCGATGCTCTCCCCAATGCTATCCACGCTTTCGGAGGCCCCGCTGCCGTCGCTGCTGACTCTCGTGCCTTCATTGATGCCCGTGGTCTCTTCAACGATGCTGGTGCTCTTGACTATGACATCCCTCCTGGCTTCACTGGATACTGGAACGGTGCCCAAAACCCCTACAATGAGTGGAATGGTGGTGGCCCGGCTGTTCCCTTGAATCCTACTGCTGCTGCTACGATTGACCCCACCATCCTTGCTCAACTCAGGGATCTCTCCAATGGTCACCTCGATAACTCCACCGTCTCTGACGCTGGTACCTTCGTTTTGACTGAGTCTTCTTTGGATATGCACTGCTGGGGACAAAACCCCGTCGTCACCGCTAAGCTCCAACTTAACGGCCAGGACCGCTTCTCTGAGCGTGAAGGAACCTACTTCTCGTGGGTGCAACCTTACCAGTCGCACACCAGAAACCCTGATGAGGGTATCAACGTGTACTCCTTTGCTCTGCGCCCTGAGGAGCACCAACCCTCGGGCACTTGCAACTTCTCCAGAATTGATAACGCCACCCTCCAGCTTGTCCTCTCCAACGCCACCGTTGAGGGAACCAAGACTGCCAAGGTCCGTGTCTATGCCACCAACTACAACGTGTTGAGAATTATGTCGGGTATGGGAGGCCTC